TGACAAGTCAACTTTTCGACAACATCAATGTGAAGGCCATACTTATTGGCGGCGCGGCCTTGGGCGGAATCTACCTAGTTTGGAAGAACCGTCCAGAAGGTTGGACGCGGAAGAGAGACGAATTGCTCTCTCAAGCCGTGGAGCGCCATGCTGAGACGCCGGGATCAAACCCGACGTTTTTGCGGTCTCAGTTCACTGAGACACCCCTGATCCAGCGCAAGCCTGTGCCGGGTCATACGCACGGACTCTCAGCCGCCGCGCGTTCGTCAGCGTCTCTTTTCGCTGATGAACTAGCGCGTGGCGTGGGTCTGGGTGCGTACTTTCTGCAATGTTCGCGGGCTGACCAGCGGGTCGGTCGCGAAGGTTCACGCACGTTTTACTGGGCTAAGGATTTCCTTGCGCAGCATTCCGACTACCAGCCGCCTGACCAATGTCTTTTGACGATGGTTGATGTTGATTATTACATCAACATGCCGCACCTTCTTGCAAGCGAGTTCCGTCCTACGGTTCTTTACACCTTCACGCCTGACGAGGTTTCGAAGGAGCGAGGAGAGTACAGCTACACGTTTGACAAGAGCAATAATGTCATCTATCGTGTGGCTGGCGGCGGTTCGTACCACCATCCAGTGTGGAGTTACGAAACGGATAGTATCCGGTGTGTACGCAAGTTCTTTGGCATTCCATTTCAAGTCGCGATTTATCAGGTTGACAAACGTCGAGTTGACGAGTCGCATTCTCTCGTGATGCTCACCCCGACCAAACGTTGGACTGGCTTTTCAGCCATTCTGGCGAATTGGATGGAGGGGCCGAGCCTCGAGCGATTGGAACCAGTAGAAGCCGACTTTCTGCGCATGAAGGTGCAGCGGGAGGAAGGCTTGTATGTGTCGACTGGAGAGGTTGGCGCGTACTCGTGTGCAACAATCCGGGCACGCTATGACAGCGCGATTGATATTGCGTCCAAGACGAATTCAACCAAACTGTCATTGCCCACGGTCTTACAGTACTTGCCTGACGGCGAGCTGAATGACCGTCGAGCCGCAGCTTCTGTGCTCCTCAAGTATTACCGGTTCCGTGACGTCACACAAACGTCACGGGCTTGGGTGTTCCCTGTTGAGGAGGGCGTTAGAAGCTACGACTTCGGTGTGTTGTCATATGAGCCTGACGCGAAGAAGCTCATGGAAGGCTATATGAGTCCATTTATTCACGGTGCTTTCTCCCCAACGGCAACCAAGGCCAATGAGGAGAAGGCAATCAAGGGTCGAGTGAAAGACATCGCCGTGAAACCGGGCTCGTTGCCGATGACCGAGTTCTTGCAGAGAGCAATGAATGAGTTTGTGGAGTTTCTCTTGCCTGAAAAGGGTGTGATGCACCCCGCCACCATTGATGACGTGTTCGAACGCCAGCCGCGCCCTGCGCAGCAAGCAATTCTCGAGCGCTCGTTGGTGGAACCAAAGGGTTCAGGCGTGAAGTCTTTTATCAAGCGAGAGGATTACGGAGAGCCGAAGGACGGCCGTGTTATTTCGACTATTGACGGAGTTGTGAAGCGAGAATATTCGCAATTCATTTACCCAGTCGCGGACCACATCAAGACGATGCCGTGGTACGCGTTTGGCAAGTCACCGGTTGAGATCGCTGAGCGAGTTGTGGAGGTTTTGGCCACAGCGAACATGGCGACAAACACGGACTTTTCACGGTTCGACGGTCGCGTTTCTGACCTTTTGCGCGGACTTGAACGTAAAGTTCTCGTTCGCGCTTATGGCCATGAGTATGCCCACGAAGTCACCGAGCTGCACAATTCTCAATTCAATCAGTCGGCCATTTGTTCTTTCGGCACGCGCTACGAGACGGGAACGTCGCGCGCGTCGGGATCACCAGAGACTGCTGCGTTCAACTCCATTGCTAATGCTTTCACCGCCTATCTCGCGTTCCGTATGATGCGCGTGCGCGGTGGATTCATTCGCCCGGAGGAGGCGTGGCACAAACTGGGAATTTATGGCGGCGACGACGGTTTGACGGCCGACGTCGACGTGCAGAAGTACCAGAAGGCATCCGCCATGCTGGGACTGAAGCTCGAGACTGAGATCATTGCTCGCGGGGAGGAAGGCATCACCTTTCTCTCTCGCATGTACACACCGCAGGTGTGGGACGGAGAGCCCACATCATGCTGCGACCTTCCCCGGCAGCTTGCCAAGTTTCACACCACCGTTCGGCTTAACGGTGTAACTCCCGTGGAAAAGCTGTTGGAGAAGTCCCGCGCCTACTTCCTCACGGATAAAAACACCCCAGTCTTGGGAGAGTTCGTGCGGAAGGTTCTTCAATTCAACGGTGCAGACGTCGACGCAAGTGACAAGACTTTGCGTATGCGTCGTTGGAACTCGGACCTCCCGGAGGACAAGCAGTATCCGAACACGCCGAACGAGTGGTTTGCTCACTACTCAGAGGTGTCTTTGGGACGCTACGGATTTGACCTTGATCTTTTCCGAGGGTGGCTAGAAAGCTGCACTTGTCTGGAGGACTGCCTGTCCCCGCCATTGTGTGCTGAACCCAAGGAACCTGAAGTAAAGGCTCCAGTGGTTGTGGACGGTGATGTCAAGGAACCGAGAAAGGACAAGGCGAGAGGGGTGTCGAAGAACTCATCCGGCGCTAAGGACCCGGGCAAGAAGCGTGGAGGCCGTCCGACGGGACGGTCAAAGCGCGGAAAGCCCAGCTCCAAGGCGAAGGGTGAGTGAGCTGAGACCAAGGGATTATTGGCGGGCCCTCCTTGGTGGCCCGCGTCAGTTCAAGTAACTACCACTTTATCCGATAATCCCTGATAACTGACAAGAAAACATGCCAAAAAAGAAGGGCAATCGTTCTCGCCCAAACGGCGGAGGCGTAGCACTCGCGCAAGGTCGCGCGTTCGAAGGAGGCGGAAACGACGAGTTCGTCCTCGAGCGGACGGAGTACCTGCGGGACGTGATATCAACATCTGCAACCGCTCTAGATGTTGTGTCTATTCCGATGAATCCGGCTCAAGCCGCTGCAGCCCCTTCCGGGTCTTTGGTTGCTTCGGCTTTTGAGGAGTACCGTCTGGAAGCGTGCGAGATTCACTTCAACTCCGGCTCTGCTGCTACTGCTGCGGGGAAGGTGTTCATGAAGTTGGACCTCGACCCGACGGACGCGCCGCCCGCGAGCAAGGCGGAG